TGAGTGATGAAGAGAAAGATTTATACGCTGAGTATTTGAGCGTTTCTATTGGTAATCCTGTTCTAGAGTTTGTTAAATATATGTTGGGTGATGATTATTTAAAATTCATCGATATTTGTAGTGGTACAAACTTTAATATTCCTAGCAATAAAGCTTTAGAGCGAGGAATTAATAATGTTAAGATGTATGCTTATGTTAAGAAGTGGAATTTCTCTAATGCTTCTATTGTAAATGCTGGTAATATTTATAAAAAGACAGAGTTAGCTACAAGACGTATTGTGTTGTCAGTTGCCAATGCTTTGGGTGTTAAGGATACTCTAGAGGGTGAGGCTTTAGTTAATTTTGTAGAAAATATTGAACCATATGCTGTTAAGAAGAGTGTTGAGACTTCATCTGACAGTGTATGTTGTGATAAAGATACTTCTGAAGTGTCAGAAGAGGGTTAATTTTAAAAGAGTAGGTAATATAGTTATAATATGGTATCTCCTATGGATAATAATGATTTAATTTCTATCTTAGCTAAAGGTGAAGAAGATGAGATTAAACAAGATACTAAAGATAGTCAAATAGGTAGTGAAGATACAGAAGATATTGATGAGGATACTAATAGTACTTCATTAAAGACAACAATGTCAGCTATGGATGTGTTAGATATTGAGGATAGTTCGAGACGTACTACGAGTCTACCTAGTGGTAGTGGGGATGTTAGTCAAGATTTAGAGAATTGGATTGATGGTAAAGATTTAGCACCGTCTGATGATTTAAACCGATTTGTAAGTGCGACTGATGTAAAATTCAAGTATGGATTAACACATAATACACTAAATAACTTTACATTAATGGCACAATTACAAAAGTTCTTAGATACGTCAAATGAAATTTTATTCAGTGAATCTGCCGCTATGAATCTTTCTCCTGAGGAGTTAGAAAGTAGGGTTAGGATGGCATTTACAATGTATGCTGAGTTATCTAGGATTAATCAACGTACAGCATTAGCGTTGGAAGAACAGCGTAGAAAATACAATGATGGTTCTACTGATATTGATAAGCTTTCATTGTTGTTATCATCTGTACCTAGCGATAAGTTAAAAGAAATTTTATATGCAATTACAAAGTCAAAGGGTTGATATATGGGTAATGCTAGATTAGAAGATTTATTGGGTGATTCTAGTTCATATACCGCTATGACTGATAAGGAAAAAGACTATTTTGTAAAACTTCTACAAGAGGAGATGCAACGTAGGGAAGATAGTGGTAGAGTTGAACAGGTTAGAGATATAGTTAGGATTGAGGATTGGATAAATTCTGACTATTATGTGGGTTCTGACCAGAAGAGCATATACCCTTATTGTAAGGAAACAAAAATACCTACTTCTCTTGGATTAATAGAGATTCAAGAGTTATATGACTTGTATCACAATAAGGGTAAACGTTTTAAGGTTTTAGCTGAGAGTGGTTTTAAGGATTGTCTAGATGTATATGATAATGGTGTTGATAGTGTATATGATATAACACTATCAAGTGGTAGGATTTTACGAAGCACCATGAATCACAAATATAGAGTTGTTAGAGATGGTAAGATAGAGTGGGTTAAGACCATTGATATTTTACCTAATGACAGTATAGTATTATCACGTAAGGAATCTCCTTTTGGTGATAGAGATTTTGATATCAATGAGGCTTATTTTATTGGGTATCTTTTAGGTGATGGATGGGTTGAGAAAGGCAAAAACTCATATTATGGTCTGTCTGTTGGGTTAAAGGATTCTTTAGTTGAGATAAGAGAGATTATTGAGTCAGTTTATAAATCAAAAGGGTTTAGGTTTAAAGTAGCATATTCACGAGATATGAAGAGTGTCGATGGTAAATATTCTGCAATTAGGGGTTATAATTCTGACTATACAACTAAACTTGTTGAGAGTGGATTTGGGTATTCAGCTGAGACTAAGGGTATTCCTAAATTCATATTTGAGTGTAAAAAAGAAGTTATTTCTGCTTTTATTCGTGGCTTAATGGATGCAGATGGTACAGTTGGTAAGAATGGTAAGATAAGTATAATTTTAAAGTCTAAATCAATCATATATGATTTGGCTAGTCTTTTATCTATGTATGGTATTAATTACAAAATTAATACTAAAATAGTTAAGGGGTATGAAAATAATATATACTATAATCTTCTTATTGTTAACAATGAGTCTTATATTAGGTATTATGAAAATATAGGTTTCTTAGAACCATTCAAACAAGAAAGACTAAAAGAATATTATGAAAATATTGTCAGTGGTAAGTGCGATAGAAATAATAGGATGAATGTACCTGACGTTGTTAGGATATTACGAGATTTAGATTCTAAAAATCATTTAGTAATACATAAAGAACATTCTAGTTTTACTTCTTTTAGAAGTCAGGACAACATGTCTTTAACACAGTTAAAGAAGTTTCATTCATATTATAAAGATTGGATTGAACAGTCTGATTATCTAAAGAGAGTATGTATAGATGATATTTTCTTTGATACAGTTGTTTCTATAAGTGAGCCATATGAAGAACATACGTATGATTTAACTATAGATACTGACCATTCATATTGTTTTGATGGTGTTATATCACATAATACTGTTGCTGAGTTAATCATGATGCGTAAGATGTATGAGTTGTCTTGCTTTAGAAATATCAATGCTATGTTCAATTTGATGTCTAAGACAAATATTATGTTCTTATATTTCTCAGTCAATCAGAAACAGGCAGAACGTACTGGTTTTGGTGAATATAGGGCATTAATTGATAATTCACCATATTTCAATGAAAACTTCCAAAGGAATCCTAGACTTAATTCATTACTAGTATTCCCAGAGGGTATTTCATATGCATATGGTTCAAGTGCTAGTGATAGTATTGGTATGAGTGTAATATGTTCAATGCTTGACGAAGCTAACTTCTTAGGTGGTAATGGGCCGTCTAAAGATAGTGAAAAGGCAACTGACCTATACGCTAACATTGTAAATAGGTCTAACTCACGTTTTATCATAG